CGCAAAGCGTCACGGGGGGCTGTGATATGCTCGAGTTTGACCTTGAATCCCTCTAAGAGCTGCTGCCGGATACCGCCGGCCAGATTGCCGATGTGATTGGCTTACTCGCCACGCAGCTGCTGATTGAGCGCTGTGGCGGTGCCTGTTTCCCGGTTGGTCGTGGTCTGCACGGCACCGGCTAGCGCCGTCTGGGCATGTTGCGAGAGGTTATCGGCGAAGAGAACACGCGCCAGTTTGTTAAACGGTTAGGCGGTGACAGTTCACTAGTGATCCCCTGCTGCGCCGGTGCCCTGCGCGAGTGGCGCAACCGCTGTTTTCTCGCCGAGGTTGACAGCATGCTGGCCGATGGTGAATCATTGCGTATGGCGCTCACGGTACTCAGCCCCAAATTAGGCATCGGCAATACCTGTTCATGGGCCATCGTGGCCAGCCGCCGACAGGTAACTACTCCCCCGGATCAGGGGGCACTGTTCTAATAGCATACCGCCTCACCCCCTGAGTTACGCCTCCCTGCACAATAACCACAACAAACTTTGTAAAGTTTTTTTATATCTTCTTTCCGCTTCACCCAGCGTAGCGAATCCCGCCTGCAGGGCCGTTCCCCGCGTCCTGGTGAAACTGACCCACCGCACGCTGGAATTGTCTCCCGTTGATTTTGGTGTCACTGAAGGTCTGCGCAGTCATGAGCGCCAGAAACAGATGGTCGCTCTGGGCAGCAGCCAGACTCTTAACAGACGCCATTTTACCGGGCATGCGGTGAATTTGGTGGCGTATATCGGCACTGTCGTGTCTGGGACTGGCCGCTGTATGAGCAGATTACCAGGGCATTCAGGCAGGCGTCCGTCGAGCTTTCCATCCCTGTAGAATGGGGTGGAGACTGGAAATCCCTGAAGGATAGCCCGCACTTCCAGCTTACCTTCGCACAGTATCCAGCAACCGCAGACTGATGTTTCGGGGGATCGTGCTTATGGCACTGATTGTCTGTGTGGTGATGGACAGACAGCCTGATGCCGCGCTGGGGCCGTATCTCGGTGCCTGGGTCACTCATGCAGAGGTTCAGTATTACCAGAAGCTTAAGGTGCCGGTGGCGCAGCCTGTTGGAGATAAGGATTAGCAGCACAGTAATTAAGTGGCTGTTAACCCGCCTGTTACCGGGTGTGGTGCTCAGCGCGGCTCAGGTCGGGGCCCGATGGTGGCTATACAGCACCGGATATGACTCCGGCCATACGGATGCGAAAGCGGAAGGCCATATCACACTGGCCAGAGAGAAAAAGGCCCGTGCAGAAGAGCGCCAGCAGCTGGCACAAGTCGGTCAGCAGGTGCTTTTGAAGACCAGTGACAGCGAGCGCCAACAGCGGTAGCTGGCTGACAGCCTCACCCCGCAGCTGACTGACAAAGAGTTTGAGCTGCCGCAGACGAACCGGCTGCTGCAGCTGAATATCAGTAAGGTGGTCAGCGATGACAATCAGACTTCTGGCTATGATTATAACGGGCTTGGGCCTCACAGCCTGCAGCTCTACACCAAAGCACTCGGATACGCCGGTGGTGGCCACACCCGCGCCGGTGATAGTCCAGGACAGTAAACCACTGCGCGCGATGGTCACGGTGGCCCCGATGCCACCGGCACCTTCAGCCTATGCCGGTAGTGCTCCAGGATTGTTCCCGGATGCACTGCTGAAGCACGCGACAGACTATGGCGCCTGTTGTTAGACCAACGCCACGAAACTTAAGGCCCTTGAGGCGTGTTTCTGGCCGGGTAAGGGGAAACAGTAAATGGACGCAGGACACATTGTGGAATTTTGGCAAACCGCACTACTGGGCGTTTTTTCGCTCAGTTTTACCTTCTGGATTAAGAGTCTCCACGCCGCGATTAACCGGCTATGGGAAGAGAATCGATAGATGTACACCGTGTTTCAGCTCAAGTCTGATGCAATGCGCGATCATGAACAGGTCATGAAAGTGCTTTCTGAAATTAAGCTGTCGCTTGAGCGTATGAATGACTGTATCGACCCTCGCATAGATGCTGATCGTCGCTGATGGCACACCCGAAAGCGGTCAGGGATGCCGTCAGGCGCGATTACATCGCTCAGGTGATCGCACCAGATATACTGGGGGCTAATGCATGGCGTCAGCATGGCATCGGTTATCCGCTAGCTTCGTGAGTCGCGTGAGAACTGCGACGACTGGGACAAACAGCGTGCTGCCCATCGCCTGTCCTCCGCCGGGCCGGAAGATATTACCCGCGACCTGCTGCTGGAGTTCCTGGAACACCACAAGCACGCGATGGAGCAGCTACGCAAGGCCCGTGAATCTGCAGACGGTCAGGCCGCAATGCCCGCGGAAGATTGCGCCAGCCTGCTGGAGAAGCTGCAGGATGGCTTTAACAAGATGATTGCCGCCAGCAAGCGTATTTTGTCGGAGACTGACCGTCTGATCGTGGCGGCGCGGGTGGTGGAAGATCTAGCGGCCTTTCTCGGCGAGAAGCATCCCGCGCTGATGGCCGGCTTTCTGGATGTGTTACCTGAGTTTCAGCAGATAGTGGAGAAAAAATATGGCTGAAATCATTAAACCCGTTAAGCAGTTTATTACCCTGAAAGATCGCAATGCCGTGCGGGCCGATACCATCTTTCGCGTATATGTTCAGAGCGATTATCTTATAGTTCAGACCATCTATGGTGATATTTACCAGTCAGATGGTGGTTATGGTCAGACCGTCTAGCGGGCAAAATTGACACTGCTGGCGCAGATTGAGGCAGCGCTGGCTGTCGGCAACCAGGGCTTAGGGCCGATAAGTGGCGTCCAAATCTTCGATTAAAGACTTTCGCGAGAAGATTGCCCGCATTCAGGGTGAGCTGCGCGAGCACATTGAGAACGAATGCACCGGTTTTGATAACAGCCCGGAGGCGGTACAACGTCGCCGGTATCAGGTCACCGATCCGGTGACTGGTTTTCGCTTTTTTGTCACCACCTAAATCCCTCATCATATCATTCACGCCGATACCAGCCCGCTGCATGAGTACCTGTTTTAGCGCCTGCCGCAGGTGGTAGACAGTTCCGAATGCGAGACCGAGGTGATTGCCGCCCCGCGTGGTGAAGCAAAAACTACGCTGAGTCAGCAGCTGTTTGATCTGTGGTGTATCTTTCGTGAGCTGAAGAAGTTCATCATTATTGCCTTTGATACTGCACCGCATGCCGCAGAGTCGCTGGAGGTAATTAAAGCCGAACTGCTATATAACCTGCGTCTGTCGACGCACTTCCCGTAGGCCAGCGGTCAGCGCCGCGTGTGGGTATCGGCTGTATTCTCACCGCTAAAGTTATCAAGATTGAGGCCGCAGGCCAGGGACAAAGCCTGCGTGGCCGTAAGCACGGCGCGTATCGTCCTGACCTGGTTCACCACCTTGATGACCTGGAAAGCGACGGGAACGTGGTGACGCCAAAGCAGAGCGACAAGCTGGAGAAGTGGCTTAACAGGACTGTGTCGCCCTTCGGCTGGCCGGGCATTAAGCTGGATGTTGTGTACGTCGGGTCAATTCTGCACTACGACTCCGTGCAGGCCCGCACCATGAAAAATCCGCTGTGGAACGCCCGTCTCTTTCAGGCCATCATCACGTGGCCAGAGGATATGGCGCGAGCTGGAGCTGGATTTAATTTACTTCGGTGCCTGTAACCCGTCGCTGGGCAATAACAACAGCCGGGGCAATGACCCCAGCGCGTTGCTGATAGGCGGCTGGCACCGCATCAAAAAAGTGCTGAAGGTTGTCCGGGCCGATATCCGCGTGCGCCGACCTAAAAAGATTATTACCGATGTTATCCAGCTGCAGCGTGAGTTTGGCTGCGTGGCCTGGGCTTTTGAGTCGGTGCAGTTCTAGGACTTTCTGCACGAGACTCTGATTGAAGAATCGCTGAAAGCGGGCGTGCCCGTACCGCCCGGTTCTGTTATCCCCACCACAGACAAATTCGGGCGTATAGAGTCGCTGCAGCCGTTCATGGATAACGAGCGCATTCTGATTGGCCGCATTCTGGCCACCCTACGGGAACAGCTGATGCATTTCCCGATGGCGGACCACGATGATGGCCCGGACGCCCTGCATATGCTCTTTGCAATAGCGCCCACAATCGTGGGCAACTTTGAGTTTATTTCGGTCAGCCAGCTGGAGGCGGTGGAGTCTGATTCACCTTCGCACCGCAGGCATAACGATGATGACGACTATGGCTCTGACGGGTTCCGGTCGGGAGGATGGTAAATGGACATTAAAACCACGTTTAAACGCTTTTTACCAGCGACAAAATTCAGGGAATGCAGAGCGTTGGCGATAATTTTCTGTATGGCGATACCGCCACTCACCCCTCGGCGGGGCTGGATATTAAGCGGTTGTATACGCTATTCAGTGCCGCCGAACAGGGTGACATTCAGGCGCAAAGCGATCTGTTTACCGATATGGAAGAGCGCGATGGTCACCTGTTTGCCGAGCTGTCCAAGCGTAAGCGTGCGCTGCTGACGCTACCGTTCTCCGTCAAACCGCCCCCGGATGTGACCGAGGCGCAGAAAAAAGTGGCGGCGGCGGCCGATTGGTGGCTGCGCTATTCGCCAGGGTTCCGCGAAATGCTGATGGATATGCTCGATGCTATCGGCCACGGCTTTTCCTGTATCGAAATTGAGTGGAGCCAGAAAGGCTCGCTGTGGCTTCCGGGGGCATTTCACAAGCAACCGGCACGGGCCTTTACCATGCCGCAGACTGACCTGGAAAGCATCCGGCTGAACCGGGGCGGTGTGTGCGACGAGGAATTGTGGGATATGGGCTGGATCATGCATAAACACAAATCCAAATCTAAATCTGGACCAGTGACGCAGAGCGGTCTGTTTTGCGTGCTGGTCTGGACGTACCTGTTCAAGAACCTGTCCGCCCGCAACTGGGCGCAGTTCCTGAACCTCTATGGCCTGCCGTTTCTCATCGGTAAATATGATTCCACCATGACCGACAAAAAGCGTCTCAATCTGCTGCGCGGTATCCGTATGCTAGCCCGTGAAGGCGGCGGCATTATTCCATATAATGCTGACATCCAGCTGATATCTCCATCGGCAGGCCAGAGCGCGCCTTTCTTCGATATAGTGAGCTGGTTCGAGAAAGTGCAGTCGAAGGTAATCCTCGGCGGAATGCTGACCAGCCAGGAAGATGAGGCTAGCCCCACTAACGCACTCGGCAAAGTGCATAATCAAGTGCGCCACGAACTGCTGGTCGGTGATGCATGGATGTCGGCGGAAACGCTGACGCAGCAGCTGCTGTGGCCGATTCTAGCGATGAACGGGCGTCTGAATCCTGAGCGTGCGCCGTATCTGGAGTTTGACGCCCGAGAGGCCGTTGACCTTGAGTGTTTGATGACGGTAGTCAACAGCGCCCAGCAGGCGGGTTTTAACATCACCCCAGACTGGGTCTCGGAGAAAAGCGGTATCCCGCTGCCGCAGGAGGGCCAGACCATCCTGAAGCCGCTGGCCCGCCAGCAGGCTAGCGATGCTGCGCTGTATCACGTGATGCAGACCCGCATTGCCGCTTTATCCCTACCCCAGAGTGGCGCGGCCAGCGTGCAGCTTCAGCTGGATGCGGCACCACGGCTGCTGACGGCGCAGGAAACCAGCGCCGCAGAAGCCATGCTCCCGACCCTTGATTGCACAGGTAAATCTGCCCAAAGCCTCGACGAGCTCTTTGAGCTGCTCGCGGCCAGCTACCCGTCGCTGGACGACATAGCCCTGTCTGAGCTGGTCGGTCAGGCAGTTTTTTGTCGCGGACTTCATGGGGCAGCAGAATGTCTGAGATCAATGCAGGTTTTGCCATTACCCTGCCACCGGCGCGGGTGATAGCCTACTTCCAGTCAAAAGGGCTGACCCCCACCATGAGCTGGAAAGATATGCAGGACGAGTCTCACGCTGTGGAGTTTGCGGTCGCCCGTATCACGAGGCTAGATGTTCTCAGTGATATCCAGAATGGTCTGATGCGCTCGCTGACCGAAATAACCACCTTCCGCCAGTTCTAGGATGAGCTGGAGCCGCTACTACAGCGTAAGGGCTGGCTGGGGTGCGGGCTGGTCGCTGATGAGGACTGCGTGCTCACGGGCAAAAAGCTGATGCCGTACCGCCTTGAGGCCATTTTCCGCACCAATATCCAGCTGCAGGCCGGTATCAGCAGCAGATGCGCAATGTCGCCGACCGTCCTTACTGGGAATATAACGCGGTGATGGACAACCTCACCCGCCCGCCGCACGCGGCGCTTAATGGGAGTGTTCCGCTAGGACGACCCGATATGGCAGACCATCTACCCGCCAAATGGTTACAACTACCGTTGTTCGGTTCGTGCTCTGACCGAAGCGCAGATGAAAAATCACCCTCTGGGTGTTGAAAGCAGCGACGACCGGCTGGTGACCGTGCAGCAGCCTTATGGACTGGATGGCGAGATGCGTCCCGTTAAAGCGTATCGTGACCCTAAGACCGGCCAACTGCTGGTGCCGGACGCAGGCTTCCACCTTAATCCGGAGCGTGGGTATTTGTCCGGGCTGGGTCAGTCTCTTCTGGAGAAAAGCGCGTTTGCTCCCCCGCGCCTTGCCGCGCAGGCGGCGTATGAAACGCTGCGCAATAACCGTCTGGATAACCGTCTTGTCTCGGCGATGAACAGCGACCTGGATGGCTGGGTGCGCTCGCTGCCCGCGAGTCCCGGCAAATACTTTCGCCGTGTGGGCGCATTGTCGCCGCTGGCGCTAGCAGCAGTCAGCGACAGTGTGGCTTTACCATCGCCGGTTATTACCTTACCGGCGCAGACGGCGATAAGCCTGCGGTAGGCCGGAGCGTCGTGGTTGGGGCGTCTGGCATCGGTATTCCGTTATCTGGTGGCCGTGATGCAGCGCGACGAGTCTCTACTGATGGTGGTGGAGGATTTAGCGAGTTACAGCTTTGTCACTCTTGCCCGCAGCGGTGATGGTTTTAAACCGGTATCCTCGGTGCCGTGGTCGTGTGCCACTGTTGCACACGACCACCCGATTGACGGGGCACTGCCGCAGGGGAATGCATGAAGCTCGATATTGATATTTCTTATGAGTTCTGCGACTGGCTCGACAAGCTGGCCTCGCGTTGCCAGCACCGTGAACCGCTGATAAATAAGGTCGCCGGTATCATGCTCGATGCTATGGGTGAAAACTTTGTGCAGGGTGGGCGTCCGGCGTGGAAGCCCCTGAAATATCGTGACGGTAAGCCGCTGATGAAGACCCGACGCCCGCACGGCTCCATTGAACCTTTCGCCGATAACGATCAGGCGGTGGTGGGCACCAACCTGGTCTGCGCTCGCGTTCACCAGGAGGGCCGGAAAACCAGCCCCCACATCATCCGCCTGCGTAAAAAAAGCGCTACGCTTTAATGGGCGCTTTGTCAGCCAGGTCAATCACCCCGGCTCAGATATTCCGGCCCGTCCTTTTCTCAGCCTGACAGAGGAAGATAACGACGCTATCCGGCAGGCCGTTATCGACCGCCTCGGCGGAGAGGACTGAAAAGCCACAAACGCCCCCTGTCGCGTTTTTTTGCTTTCGAGAGTAATTTAATTTCTCTGCTGTTTTAACGCCTTTCCGCGCGATTTAAACGGGTTTTAAACGGGATTATGCCCTGCACGCCGGTGCTACTGTCTCAATCCCCTGATGTCTCCACCTGTTCTGACTGCTTCACCCCTGTAACTGTCTGGCTTTTTGTCTGCCGCCTATCCTGTACCCATATTGACAGTTTCCGGATGCAATACACCAATGTGGAAGCTCGCTACGGCCTCACTTTCAGGCATCAACAAGGACAAGACCGCCCGTATTCAGCTGTTTCCGGATGGCTGGTTTGGTGCGCTGTCAGGTGGTCAGCGCTGGTTCCTGGCCGCCTCAATGGCACAGGGTCTGATTGATGCCGCTAACAGTCGGGTGAATTACTACCAGTTTGACTATGAACACCAGTCCCTGAATGCCCCACAGGCCAGTGGCACGGTACCTGCGTAAGGCTGGTTCAAGTCCCTGACTTTGGTGGAAGGTGAAGGCCTTTTTGCTGACGTCAAGTGGACAGAACGTGCCGCCTCGCTGATTCGGGCTGATAAATACCGCTATGTGTGCGCGACTTTCCGCTATGACGAGCAGGGGAACTTGCGTGAACTGGTTAACGCCGCACTCACCAATATGCCAGTGCTGGACGGGATGCGTCAGGTTGCGGCGTCCTTAATGTTTTTTGATAACGGAGAAAAACCGATGAACGAAAATTTGCGTCTCGTCCTCTGCGCCATCGTTGGGCTGAAGCAGAAGGCTGATGAGGCGGCTATTAAGACCGCACTGGAAGACCCGCAGAACAATCAGCTCAAAGAAGCGAACTGCTCCAGCATCGGTGCGCTGATTGACGCTCACAAGGCACAGCTCACCGCAAAAGACCAGGCCATTCAGGAAGGTCAGACGAAGATTGCCGCCCTGTCTGCTACGTAGACCGGTGCGCCTTATCCAACCAAATTTATGCATGTGGGCGTGGTGGACGATCTCCGTAATGAACTGGCCTCTCTGTCCTCCCAGATTCAGGGCGACAAGGTCGAGACCCTGCTTACCGCTGCACTGAGTGACAGGCGCGGGATGAAAGGTGCTGATGAAGACAAACTGCGCGAGTTGGGCAAGAGCAACTATGCGCTGATGGAAAAGATGATCGGTGCCCGTAACCCCATCAAGGCTCTGTCACAGCTGCAATCTGACGGTATGACGTTTAATTGTGCCCGTGACAACAGCGTCGAACTAACCGCCGAGCAGCTGGCTATCCGCAGCCAGTTCGGTAATACCGCTTAAGACCTGACTGGAGAAAAAATGACCGCTATCACTTACCCCCGCGACACGGCATGGCGCCACTGCATTCTGGTGCCGGTGCCCGTTGCCAAAGGTTAAGTTATTCCGATGGGTGCTATCGTCTGTGTAAACACGACCGGCTTTGCCGTCAACGTCAAGGAGGATGCCACCCTGAAGTATGCGGGCTCTACCTACGAGTCGGTGGATAACAGCGCCGGTGAAGATGGTGCGTAGCTTATCAACGTTCGCGCCAACAAGGCATTCAAGTGGGTCAGCGACGGCACCATCACCCACGACAGCATGCTAAGCCGCGCTTACATCGTCGATAATCAGACCCTGTCGGCTGAAAACGGCGGTACGCCCGCTGAAGGCGAGACGCCAGCAGGTGAAGCGACCCGCAGCAGCGCCGTAAAAATCATCCTGACAGAAAGTGATGGCGTCTGAATTTACTGATTTATAAGGAAAATATTATAGCTGCAATCAATAAATCTAATCTCAGCGTACTGTTTCTGAACCTCAAAAGTCGGTTCAGAACCGCCTGACGCTGGGTAACCCACAGTGGCAACGCGTGGCGAACCGCATCCCTTCCACGGGGGCGGAGAACTACTACGCCCGGATGAAAATGTTCCCAAAAATGCGCGAGTGGATTGGTGGGAAGTAACTGACCAAGCTGCTGAAATAGGACTTTACCGTGCCTAACAAGGACTTTGATGCCACGGTCGTCGTCAAGCGCAACCACATCAAGGATGACCAGCTGGGTATTTAAGGCATTCAGTCTGTCGGAGCAGGTGAAAGCGCGGCGATGTGGCCGCATTAGCTCGTGTTTTAACTGCTGACAAAAGGTTTTACCGAGAAGGCATACGATGGTCTGCCTTTCTTCAGCGACAAACACGTTATCGGTAAAAAAACTACAGCAATATGGGCAAAGCCCAGCTGTCTGTTGCTTCTCAGGATGCCTCGAAGGCTTCATTTGTTGCCGTCTGTACCAGCATGAAAAAGCTGAAAGACCGTCAAGATTGCCTGCTGAACATTACCCCGGATGTGCTGGTTATTTCACCGGCGCTGGAAGATATCGCAAAAACGCTGATGACTGCTGAACGTCTGGAAGACGGTAAGCCGAATCTCTACAAAGGCGCTGCGGAAGTGCTGGTGATTCAGGATCTGAAAACCGACACCGAGTCGTATCTCCTGGACACCACCAAGGTGCTGAAGCCGCTTATCTTTCAGGAGCGTGAATCCCCGGACTTTGTCTCCCAGACCAATATGGACTCCGATGACGTCTTTACGAGGGCTGAGTACAAATACGGCGTTGAGGGTCGCGGTGCCCACGCGTTCCGCTACTAGCAGATGGCTTACGGCTCAACCGGCAAAGGTAACTGACCATGAGCTACGCCTCCTCGGAGGACTACAAAACCTATTTCACGGAGCGTGATGCGGTCAGCGTGTCAGCGCCCTGGAGCAGTGACGAGGCAGATGATAAGCGTCTCGCGCGTCACCTCCAGTCAACGAGCGGCAGGATTGATGCGTATATCGGTGCCCGCTATCGCCTGCCGCTGCTGCAGGTGCCGGACGCGCTGCGTGATTACTGCTGCGATATAGCTCGTTACCTGCTAACCGGTAACGAGCATACCTGCAACGAAGTAATCCGCCCGCGCTACTAGGACGCTATCAGCTGGCTGAAGCTGGTCGCCAGCGGCAAAGCCGGTATCGGCTCAAGCCCGGAGAACGGCGGCACCATCGATGCCTCTACACTGACTGTCGAGTTTTATTCCGGGCGCGACGACCTGTGGAGCCGTAACCGCAAGTGTGGAAGGGCGTACTGATGATTACCACCATTGAAAAAGCGCTGTGTGAACGTCTGTAGCAGGGGTTGAGCCGGATGGTCAACAATCCGGTAGTGACCTGGAACGTGCTGGCCACGGATATCGGCGTAGCCCTTCGGCAGCTCCCCGGCGTGTGCGTGGTGTTTTCGGGCATCATCAGCAGCTGGGCGCATGATACGTCCCGCCGCCGTTTCTTTTTTACAGGTCGCATCAGCGTCTTTGTCGTGGATTACAACCTGCGCAGCAATGAGGCGCTCTGTCACGGCTGGTCGGAGACTGAAGATCCGGGATGCTATCGCCTCATACGCAGCGTGGATCGCCTGCTTAACGGGCAGGATTTGGGGCTGAAGATTGATTACCTGAAGCCCGAAGGCTTGCGCCCCGTAGCCGGGTAGAACTTTAACGACAAAGGGGTGGCCGTCTACGAGTGCGTTTTCAGCACGCAGTGGATGGAAGATACCCTCGATAACGCTCACTGACCCGCACCAGAGTTCCTAACCGATGACGACGCTGACTTTGTTCGCTGGAAGGGGCGCATCGAAAAACCGCTGCCGTGGCATGAGAGCACCCGTATAGCGTACTTCCAGCCTGGAGAGGCTGACCCGGTGGCCTAAGATATCATGCATAACAGGACTGACAACGATGATTAAGGTTATTGCCCACCAGGGTATACAGGTGCCGTTGGAAGGCCGTCCAGATCGTTACATTACCGACAAAAAGGCAGTGGAAGTGCCGAAAACAGCCTACTGGCTGCGCCGTCTGCGGGATGGTGATCTGTTGCTGTATGCCGGAACTGCTAAACCCGCTACAACTGAGGCTGCTGACGCTAAACCGTCCGATAAAACCGCAGATAAACCTGCTGCCCCGGCAGCTAAGGCCGATAAATGACTATGGATATTACAACTATTCCGAACCCGATTTATAAGCCCGGCGCTTATTTCGCGTTTAACACCACTCTGGCCTCACATGCGCTGGCCACCAACGACCAGAAGCTGCTTACTATTGGTCAGCGTCTGACGCAGACAACACCGGCTGAAGTTCTCAGTCCGGTGAATGTCTTCAGCGCCGATGAGGCGGCGCTGTAATTCGGCCGCGGCTGACAGGCGCATCGTATGGTCGGCGCGGCGATTTAAGCAAACCAGTACATTCAGCTGGCGTTTGTCGGACTGGATGATGTTGAGGCGGGTGTGGCGGCAACCGGCCCGTTGGTAGTTAACGGCCCCGCCAGCAGTTCCGGTCAGGTTTGTATGGCCATCTGTGGCACCACCGTTGCGGTTGCAGTCAGCCAGGGCGATAAAGCCGATGACGTGATGACCTCACTGGTCAGCGCAATTAATCTGTAGGACAATCTGCCCCTGAGCGCCACCGTGGGTGAGATTAATGGCCCTGACGATGGTGAAAGTAATCCCACGAAAATCAAGGCACTGGTACTGACCGCCCGCAATAAGGGCAGTGCCGGTAATGAGTGCGGCCTGACATGCACCATCACCGTCAGCGGTCTCACGTCCACACTCACACCGATGAGCGGTGGTCAGGGCGACCCGTCTCTCGATGCGGCATTCAGCGCAGTATTCGCCTCCAGGCATACGATGATTATGCTGCCTTACACCAGTGACGATGCGCTGGCGAAGCTGTCCACGCATGTGGATAACGTGTTCGGGCTGCTTGAGCAGCGCGGGGCTGTGGGTATTACCAGCTGGAATGGCACGCTGGCCAGCGGCACCACGCTGACCAGCAAGGTTAACGCGCCGCGTATTACCTGCGGCTGGCATGCTGGTTCAGCGCTGCCGAACGGCGAGCTGGAGGCAATTTACGGCGCGGTGATTGCCAGTGAACCCGATCCAGCACGCCCGCTGAATACCCTGACGTTACCGGGGCTGGATATCACGGCGCAGGACAACTTGCGGGGGCGTACCGAGCAGGAAAACTCCCTGATGAACGGCCTGACGCCGTTTGAGGTGGACGGCAGCGTGATCCTTATTGTGTGCGCGGTCAGTACCTATGTGAAGAATGCCGCAGGCGTAACTGACCGGTCGCTGATGGATATCACCATTATCCTTTCTCTCGACTATGTGCTTCTGGTGTGCCGTACCCCCTATACCCAGCGCTTTCCGCGTGAAAAGCTCACTGATGCCCGGCTGGCGCGTATCAGCTCCAAGCTACTTGATGTGCTGTATTCGCTGGAGCAGCTAGAAATTGTGGAGAACGTCGATGCGCTGAAAGACCAGCTTACCGTCACCCGCAGCCTTCATGGCGACACGCGGGCAGGGGCCACCATTCCGGCAGCAATCGTGCGGGGTCTGCATGTGTTCGCCGCCGTTATTTATCTGATATAAGGAGACGACAATGGCACTTGAATACGTAGGCTCGATTGTCGTGGACGTTAACAGCGTGGAGGTTGAAGTCACTGACTTCAACCCCACCAAGACAACAGGAAAAAGCTGGTCAAGACCATGAACAGCACTGGCCGCGAGAAAGGTTATACCCATGGTATCCCCAAGTGGAAGCTATCTATCACGGCGGTGGTGCCGAAAGACATGAGCATCAAATGAGCGCAGATTGCCGGGGCAAAACTGACCCAGACGCCGCTCGGCAGCGGGAAGCGTACCACCTATCAGGATGTGTTTGTCACGCAGGTCGGCGAGCAGTACACCGTGGATAACGAGGCGCGTATCAATATTACCGCCTTTGCACTGAACAAGATTGAGGAATAATGATGTCTGGTAAAATTACCTGCACCGGCACGCTGCCGGTTGGCATTCTGTTTGATCGCAAACTGCACCAGGACGTGGTGCTGGGGTTGGCCACATTCGGGGACAAGATTGCCGTGATTGAAGACGGTGTCTCTGATGCTGGCGTACCGATTGCGGTGCTGGCCCGCACGCTTTCGAAGATTGGCGACATTCCGGTTGAGAGAATTACCTATGAGCTGCTCTGTGATAATCTGGTGTCCGAGAATTACGCCTACCTGCGCACCCTGCGCGACGAGGTGAAAAAAGCTTAAATCTATGAACAGCGCTTCACCGAGTACCTCTTCACCGTTATCCGTCTCGGACGATACGGCATCTCAGAAGAAAAAACCTGCCGCGCCAGCGCTGTAGAGCTGGCCGGATGGCTGGATGCCATCACCCGCCGGGAAAACCTAACGCCCGGCAAAAAACTGCACAGTTACCGAAGAGTGCCGCCGCATGTCTAGAGCCCGTGAGTCGCTGGGAATAACGCTCTGAACATAATATCCAGCGGGAAATCAGTCGTACGGTCGCGGCTTATAACCGACTGGAGCGAAGTGGCGTTCTGTCGGTCAAAGAGCAGGAATGCGCTTACCAGCGAATGCAGTCGACCTTTTCACGCCTGCGTCAGGATATGGGCGAGACGCTGAGCGTCCAGGAGAAGATGAACCCAGCCCTGCAGGAGTACCGACGCCAGGCGCAGGCCCGCGAAGCGCTAGGTATTCGCTCCGAGCAGTCCATCCGCCGCGAGATTAACCAGACGCTGGCCGCGTACAACCGCCTATCCCGCAGCGGCACCATGATTGCCAGAGAATAGACCCGCGCATGGAACCGGAGGCAGGCCACCGTCGCCAGGCTTAAACGCGAGCTGGGTGAGACGGAGTGCAGCTATCAGCGCCTTGCCAGCGTGGGCAAAACCGTGGGCGCTATAGGGGTGCCCTGGTTGCCGGTGCGATGGTGATGCGTAAGCCCATTGAGAATTAGATGGAATACGATTCTGAGCTGCGTAAGCAGGCTAACTTTGCCTACAGTAGTAACGAGAGCAGCAAAGCTGGCTGCGAAGCTGGGATGAAGGCGCTTTATGCCGTCATCAGGCGTGTTATCCGTGAAGGCGGTGGGTATATCAGCGGTGCGTTTAATGCGATAGAAACCATGCAACGTTCAGGCACGATGCGACGTGAGCAGGTATTTGGTGCCCTGCCTGGTGTAATGAAAATATCCAGTGCAACCGAGACCAGCCCTGAAGCGGTTGCCAGCCTGCAGGCAAGTGCATTCAATTTTGGTCTGAATGAAAAAGATGCTCATGGAGGCCTGAGTGTCGCCACCACAATGTCGCACCACGGCATGGTGGATATGGCTCTGCTGGACAAAGAGATGCCGAAGGCACTGGAATCAGCCAAGTCCATCGGACTGCATGGTCGTACTGGTTATTCTAAGGTGGGTGCTCTTTTTGAGGCCGCATCCCGTTGCGCAGGCTCCCCCGAAGAGGGGGCAACGTTTACCACCAACCTTCTCAGTGAACTGTCAGCTCCTACGATTGCTAATAATTTTAAGCAGGCCAAGGTGGGTAGGCGCGGCATCGATATGCGCGCTGATGCAGTCAAAGGGCTGACGCTCCTGGACACCGTTGACCGGGGCAACCGCGCAATGGATGAACATGACCCTCAGTTTGTGGCGCTGGAAAAACAGATCGCACGCGCGGCACCCGGTTAGGCCAGAGCACAGCTGGAGGTGCGCCGAGAGCAGATCTACGGTCAGAACGTGGGGTGTATCTTTACCAATGAATACTCCCGTATCGGTTTCCTGACTTGGGAGCGTAACAAAGAATATTATCACAAGCCCCTCAAAGAGGGGAATGGCCAGTTTGATCTGCCTGAAGGGCAAACTTCTGCGGATCTGTATTACAAACTGGTGGAAGACAGTTCCGCCTGCAGGCTATCTGCTGGGGCAACCGCTACCAGGCGCAGCTTAAAGCCGTTTTAAACACTCTTAAAAAGGTGGGCACCGACGAACTGGTTCACCCGGTATACGGCTCGGTGCCGGACGTGCAGCTTCTGGAGGCCTGGGTATTCCATGATGTGGAGCCGGTTAACGCTGTCACCGTAGATCTGGTCTTTGTGGAGAGCGGTAGGCCTGATGCCCTGTTTAACACCATCCATTATGAGGCGGACGGTGACAGTATTTTCGACAGCGCCGTCAGCTGGTTCGGGGACGCAATGGACACGCTACGTGATATTCAGCAGGATATCGCCCCAGTTACCAATGTCATCCGCCTCTGCGGAATACGTGGTAAACGCCCCGGAAACGAGGTGCAGTCCACCATCGGCAGCGCCATCGACTATCTGGATTACCCGACCGCCTTTATCTCCGACCTGAAGCACCTGATCGGCGCGTTTACCGATCGCCTGTCGCTGAGCGAGGCTTCACGCATGTCGGACTGGAATGCCCTGACCTAGCTGAAGGGCATCATGTTGACGTTACCGGCACAGCGCACCACCAGTCAGCAGACCATATCCTCCTGCAGCGTGTTCGCCTCCACCCTGCGCCGCGCAAGCGTGATGCCGCAAAGCGATACTGAGATGATTAACCAGGCCATCCGCCTAGTGGCCGTGAGCGAAATGACCGAGATGGCAAGCGATATCTTTGTGAATGAGACCGCCTCTCCTACGCTGTCCTCAACCTATATTGAGCAGATCACCGGCGATGTGGGTGCCATGATAGTGGAGGCCATTGCGGCCCAGACGGCATCCGTCTCCACACGTGTAGCCACCGCCGTTCGCGAGCAAACAGGCACGCCGGACACCCGTCAGGATTAGGCCATTATTGCTGCGCTGCAGGAAAGCGCCTGGCATCTGCAGGAGCAGGCACGGGGCCTGATACTCGCACTGCTGCCGCTCGTACAGCGTCAGGTGATGCGCCGCTGTAATCTGCCTTTGCTGGCATTTGAGTCGTACGGCAACCCCTCCCGCGCCACACAGCTGGCCCGCCTCAATCCATCATTGCGTGAGTCAAATAACCTGAATCCGGGGGATGTGCTGTATGCCTGGGCAAGATGAGCAGCGTCTGACACTGCGTATCGGGGCTGTTCGCACAACGACTTGGAGCGCTTTGAGGTGGACTCTGACCTGCTGACCTCGGCAGGTGGCTGGCAGTTGTCTGTCGGCACTACTGAGTTAGTGCTGCCTGCTGACGTGGTGGCCGGAGCCAGAGCCGAGCTGCGCTACAGCGACAGCACCATCATGACCGTCATGATTGACGAGCTTAGTAATGATGTCAGCCGGGGCCAGCATATGCTGGAGCTGACCGGGCGCTACGCAGCGGCGGTACTGGTGGACTGTTCGGCTACCATTTTTACC